GAAAGGATTTTCCTAAATTAGCTGTGGATACATAGCTAATTGTCGGATATTCTCCTCAAATTTATCAACAATGACAGAAGAGTGTAAATATAATAGATCCATCTTCCTTCCGAAATAGAAGGAAGAATCAGAGGTAGGGATTTTGAGATTCTTTAATAAAGGATCCCAATCCCCTCCTCTAATAGTATCTATAATATAAGCCTCTTTCTGACAACGTAGATAATCTTCTGAGACCACACCCCATGCATGTGTATGAGGTAAGGACTCAGGGAGATTGATAGTGTCCTCGAATCCCGGTTCAAACATAAATGACGTTAGAAACATAGTTATGTTCTCAGCCAATTGGCCGAGTCCATCCTTATGCTTTTTAGTGTTAGTTATGTCTGACGATGAATCTACGAAGCTTAGCATTATAGATGAAATTAAAACATTTAATGTTTTCTCCTCATCTAATTTGCAAGCTACGACAGGAGAAATCTTTTCCACAAAAGGAATTAATTCCAGTGCCGAAGCCTTCTTCTGTAAGATGGATATCACTATCCATGTTTTAGTCATTGATTCTATCCACTTAGTCCTAAGACTTCGTGGATATCCTCTAAGACTAAAATATTCATCAAGGGATTCTCGGCAGTCAGAAGCTGAAAACCACCCTTTACTAATAGCATTGTCAAAGATCTGAATTTGACCGACTAGTCGGTTTCTCTCAGACCAAAGACCTGCTATAGGGAAAGGGCTTATGTCTTCTCCACTCCAATGAATTCGCTTTGCGAATTCAAAGAAATGTGGACTGACATGGGTCTTCTCTTTAGACCAGTGAACTCCAAGGGTCCTAATTAGACGACAATACTCCAGCGCTACTAGGCGATTTCCTATTACTAGGTCATCCCCCAGCATTGCATAGGGTAAAGTCTTCCAGTTAATTCCCTTGTTTTTACATGCTTTCCACACCACAAAATGGTGTGCAAGAGTAGTAGAGTTCCAGGATGAGTAGGCACCCATTGGATTCCCCACAGAGTAACATATTAGTTTACCCTGATGGAGAAAACCTTGGGTCATTATTTGATACCAAGATTC